ATGGTGCCAGGATTCAGTGATGCGGTGTTGGCATTCCGATCGGGACAGATAGGAATCGACCAAGTGCTGACAACCTTAAGAGACGGGGCTAGAAATTTCAGATCACAATTCAATGAACCTGCGGTATTGTTGGGCGGAGGACTAGAAAATTTAGCCAATGCCTTCTTGCCATTAAGCACATTGACCTTGGACACAGCCAAGGCATCCGAAGAACAACTGCTGGCACAAGAAAGTTTGACAAAAAATTTAGCAGAATTTAATGAATCCGCGAAGCGATTGAAAGCAGGGTTCGAAACGATACAAACATCGATACTGATAGGATTGGGTCCACTTGTCAGCGGACTGGTCGGAGGAACCAACGAGGGATTCATAATGATAGGCAACGCCCTGGCAAACTTTAGCAAGGACTTTCCGGGAGTCGTGGCCGCGGGATTCGTGGGAGCGTTGGCAGGCAAATATCTTTTTGACAAAGCGGCCCAGATACTGATCATAGCGGCAGGTGTAAGGATAGGACAAACCAGCCTCACAAGTTTCATGAAAGGCATCACCGGCACATTCATGAGAACAACAGGAACCATGCTGGGACTGTTTACGAGGATAGCAGGTCCGTTGGCATCGATTGTTACGATCTTGAGCAGTCTTTCTATGATCTTTAACGAAGAAACAAGAGCAAGAGGTGTCGGGGGAGTGGCAGGAGGAGTTGCCGGTTACCTGGGAGGCAGGATGGCGGCCAGAGCAATTGGTGCCGCGATTGGCGGAACCGTGGGTACATTTATCGGTGGACCTATAGGTACAGCGATAGGTACTGCCCTTGGTACTGTGATAGGTACCATAATTGGCCAGATGGTGGGAGGTTCGTTTGACAGCAGATTGACAGGTACCGACGGCGAAACAGGCAGATTGCTTGAAACCAAAGACACTCTGACAAAAGTTCACAAAGGCGAAATGGTATTGCCATCCAAGACCGCCAAAAAAGTGGCAGATGCTATCCAGGAAGAAGCAGTTACAAGTGTTGTGGATCAGGATATGATCAAAAACAATAAGTACCTTGAAGAATTATTAACAACAAATAAAAAAGTGGAGAGATATCTATCAACAGTGGCGGCGGCAACAGTCAAAACAGCAGATAACACTGGTAAAACAATCAGTAACATCAAGGCATTGGGAGGAATAATCCAATAATGTTCTTGATCTTTGCTTGTGAAAAAGGTATAATATAACGTATGGCTTGGAAAAAATATTTTAAAGATGCTAATATGTCGCCCATAGCAGGTGACAGAAATCCCCAGTTCGCTAAAAGAAACTACAGTTCTTATCTACCGGACGTGTACACAGGACACCCTAACAGAATACAGAGGTATTTCCAGTACGACCAAATGGACACCGACTCAGAAGTAAATGCCGCTCTTGATATTTTGGCAGAATTCTGCACACAAACCAATCAAGAAAACGAAACACCATTTGACATCGTTTTCAAAGATGACGTTGTTGAATCGGAAGTCAAACTGTTAAAGAAAGCGTTACAGCAATGGACAAAAACAAATCACTTTCAGAAAAGAGCATTTAGAATTTTTAGAAATGTTTTGAAATATGGAGACTGTTTCTTTGTCAGAGATCCGGAAACAAACAAGTGGTTGTACATCGATGCCGCCAAGGTAGACAGAATTATTGTAAATGAATCAGACGGCAAAAAACCAGAACAATATATTGTAAGAGACATAAATCCAAACCTCGAAAGATTGAGTGCCACACAGGTTACACCAAACCAGGTGTATGGTGGTACAGGCACAACATCTGGTCCTTATCACGCAAACTATTCGTCGGCTGGATATGGATACAACATCAATTCGGGTGCCGGCGCCGCCGGTGGACAAGGTGGAAGATTCTATCGTACCATGAATCAGTATGCAATCAACGCCGAACACGTGGTTCACATGAGTATGTCCGATGGGTTAGACAACTTGTTTCCGTTTGGACAATCCATACTAGAACAGATTTTCAAAGTTTACAAACAGAAAGAATTATTAGAAGACGCAATCATTATCTACAGGGTACAGAGAGCACCAGAAAGAAGAGTGTTTTATATTGATGTGGGTAATATGCCAACACACTTGGCAATGCAATTCGTTGAGAGAGTGAAAAACGAAATCAACCAGAGAAGAATTCCTTCAACATCGGGTGGTGTAAACTACGTGGACGCCACATATAACCCGATGAGTATTAACGAGGATTACTTCTTTCCACAAACAGCAGAAGGTAGAGGTTCTAAAGTCGACACACTACCGGGTGGTACTAATCTAGGTGAGATCGATGACCTTAAATTTTTTACAAACAAACTGTTCAGGGGTTTAAGGATTCCGAGTTCTTACTTGCCCACTGGACCGGATGATTCGCAACAATCATTCAATGATGGAAGAGTAGGAACAGCATACATCCAAGAATTAAGATTTAACAAATATTGCCAAAGATTACAGTCAATGGTAGCACCCATATTTGACGAAGAGTTTAAATTATGGATCAAAGCAAAAGGTTACACACTGGATAACTCTATGTTTGAAATCAAAATGAATCCACCACAAAACTTCGCACAATACAGGCAGACAGAAATGGACCAGGCCAGAGTCCAGACATTCACTCAAGTGGCAGAACTGCCGTATATGAGTAAAAGATTTGCTCTAAAACGTTTCTTGGGATTATCTGAAGAGGAAATGGCAAGAAATGCGGAACTATGGGCACAAGAAAACAATGTGGCACAGAAACAACAGACAAAATCAACACAGATGAGATCGGCAGGAGTGAGTCAGTCGAACATTTCATCCGATCTAGATCAATTTGAAGAGCCTACAGCAGACGCCGAGGCACCCGAACCAGGTGGACCGGGAGCAACACCCGGAGCGGCAGGACCGACCGGTAACACAGGCACACCAGGAACAACCCCCGGTGGCGGAGGCACAACGTAATAAATATTGTTATGAAACTAAATGAAATGTTTGGATATGGTGAATCGGGTTTTGAACAACAGAAAAATTACGACGCTGACCAAGATATTTCCATACTAGACTCGGAAGACACTAGAAAAACAAGGCTAACACTCAAAGACATCAACAAAATGAGATTGGCCTCGGAGCATCACGACCAAGAACAAAAGGCAGAATCCGAATTTGTTCAAAAGATGTATGCTCAACCACAGGCAGAAGATAATATATCTCTGTAATGACCACAGCATTTGTACTAGGAAACGGCGAATCCCGTAAAGGCATACTCATAAACGACCTCAAGCAACACGGCAAGGTGTTCGCCTGTAACGGTGTCTACAGAACAGAGACGCCTGATTTCCTTATAGCAGTTGATCCAAAAATGATATTTGAAATTTTTGAATCAGATTATGCTGTCAAAAACCCAGTTTGGACCAATTACAATCATCAATATGACAAAAATCCCAAAATACTGGACCACTGCAACTGGTTTCAGCCGTCTTTGGGATGGTCCAGCGGCCCCACAGCACTTAGGTTTGCGGCGGAACAAGGATTTGACAATATATATGTGTTAGGTTTCGACTATCAAGGACACATTAATAATAGTAAAAACAAAAATTATATGTTCAACAATGTGTTCAAAGACACACGAAATTACAAAAAATCCGTAGACACAGCGACTTTTTACGGCAACTGGATGAACCAAACCAAACGGGTGCTACAGGATTTTCCTAAAATAAATTTCCACAGAGTTGTTCCTAACAATGGCTTCAAACCCCATGACTTGGAATTCAATCAAAACTTTAAGCACGTACATATCGAAGAATTTCTCAAGATATATAACTTACAGATAAAAATCTAGAAAAAATAACCTTTTTTGGCCGCTTTTTGCCACCATTTTCGCAAGGTTATAGTAAATACCTACACTTTAAAGTACAAATCTAAAAGGAGCACGTGCAATGTCAAATAAATTTGAACAATTATTAGAATTGCTAATCAATGAAGAAAACGAAAAAGCGGAATCTTTATTCCACGAAATCGTTGTAGAGAAGTCAAGAGACATCTACGAAGGGTTAGCAGAAACAGACGAAACTAAAGCAGAAGAAAAAGTAGAAGAAACTTCAGAAGAAAAAGTAGAAGAAACTACTAAGGAAGAAAAAGTAGAAGAAACTTCAGAAGAAAAAGTAGAAGAAAAAGTAGAAGAAACTTCAGAAGAGGCCAAAGAAGAACAAGTTGGTGAAGAAGTTGAAATCGAAGACAAAGCAACTGAATCTGAAACTACAGAAGAAGAGTCAATCGAAGAAGTTGGTGGCGACGCTACTGATGAATTAGTGAAAGACATTTCGGCTGAAGAAGAAGGTGAAGCAGAACAGGCCGCTGACGACATGGGTGACGAAATGGGTGCCGATGCTGAAGCAGGCGATGATGCTGAAGACACTGAAGAAAGAGTTTCTGACTTAGAAGACGCTTTAGACGAACTAAAAGCAGAATTCGAAAAAATGATGGCTGGCGACAATGATAAACCAGAAATGGAACCAGAAATGGAACCAGAAATGGACAAAGAAGAATCATTGGAACCGGTTGCTGACCAAACACAGCCAATGGAAGCGAAACACGACGACAAGAAAAAAGAAAAAATGGATGAATACAAAATCCAAAAGTCGGCGGATAACGCAGACCATTCAGACAAAGGCGCAAAATCACCAGTTAACTCATCTGTTAAATCAGCAGGTGGTACTACTGCCAACATAGCAAAAGGCGGAGCAGAAGACAAAGGAAGACCGGCTCCAACTGCTCAAAAAATGGCAGGTGACTTTGAAAACACAGGCGGAAAAGACAAATCTACTTCTTTCAAGAAGCAAGAGAAGGCTAACACTGCCGATGGTTCAGACAAATCAGCAAAATCTCCAATTAACGCAAAAGCGAACTAATTGAGATTTTAGGAGAAGGTCGGGATGTCATTATATCTTAGAGAACACTTAACCTTTGATCAGGCTAGAGTACAGGTTTTGCACGAGGGAAAAGACGGCAAGGATTTGTACATGAAGGGGATCTGTATTCAAGGCGGCATCAAAAATGCCAATCAAAGAGTTTATCCTGTTAATGAAATTCAAAAAGCAGTGAAAACACTCAATGATCAGGTCAGTTCTGGTTACAGCGTACTAGGTGAAGTGGATCATCCAGACGATTTAAAAATTAATTTGGACCGTGTGTCTCATATGATTACTGAGATGTGGATGGACGGTCCAAATGGATACGGCAAGATGAAAATCCTGCCAACACCGATGGGTCAACTTGTCAAGACTATGTTGGAATCAGGTGTGAAACTGGGCGTATCGTCAAGAGGAAGTGGCAACATTTCCGAATACGGTGGCGGCGAAGTTTCAGACTTTGAAATCATCACAGTCGATGTTGTGGCCCAACCTTCGGCACCGGGTGCTTACCCAACCCCAATCTACGAACATTTGTTGAACACAAAGGGCGGAATGGCGGCAAAGGGTCTGGCGGCTGAAGTTGCAAATGACAAAAAAGCACAAAAATACCTCAAAGAGGCACTAACCAACATAATAAAGGACTTGAAATAAAATGTTCGACGCAATATCAAAACTAGTTGAGTCAGGCGTTATCGGAGAAGATACTAAAAAGTCAATCGAAGAAGCGTGGGATTCAAAAATAAAGGAAAACAGAGAGCAAGTGACTGCTGAACTGAGAGAAGAGTTTGCCAAAAGATACGAGCACGACAAATCAAACATGATCGAAGCAATTGACAAGATGATGACTGATAAGTTGAGCGAAGAAATCAGCAAATTCGTTGAAGACAGAAAACAACTTGCTGTTGAAAAAACGAACTACAAGAACAAAATGGGCGACCATTCTAAAAAAATGGAAGCATTTGTACTTGATAGATTAACAAACGAAGTTAAAGAACTACACAGCGACAGAAAAACTGTTGGTGAGAATTTTGCTAAATTGGAAGAGTTTGTTGTAAACGCTCTTGCCAAAGAAATCAAAGAATTCTCAGAAGACAAAAAAGGTGTAGTTGAGACTAAAGTTAAGTTAGTGAAAGAAGCCAAAGCACAATTGGCAAAATTAAAAGAATCTTTCATTAAGAAATCAGCCAAAGTGGTAGAGAATGCTGTTACTAAAAAGTTAGGTGAAGAAATCCACCAACTTAAAGAAGACATCACATCTGCTAGAGAAATCAACTTTGGTAAGAGAATTTTCGAGGCGTTCGCTTCTGAGTATCAGGCTTCTTACTTAAATGAGAAATCTGAGACTGCGAAGTTAATGAAAGTTGTGGATGAAACCACTCTTAAGTTAAAAGACGCCGAGAAATCCATCGAAGAGGCAAAAACGGTGATTGAATCTAAAGAGAGAGAAATTTCTCAACAAAAAGATTTGATGGAACGTAAGGCAACGATGGCTGAGTTGCTCAAACCTTTGAGCAAAGACAAGGCAGAAGTTATGAGTCAGTTGTTAGAGTCAACTCAAACTGACAAATTAAAATCTGCTTACGACAAGTATCTTCCTGCTGTGATGGAGGACGCACCAGTAGCCAAAGCAAAGAAAATTATTTCTGAAGCGTCAGGCGACAAAACAGGTGCTCCAAGATCCCAAAGAGGAGATGCTGAAATGATAGAGTTCCGTAAATTAGCGGGTCTCTCAACAAACTAAACTAAAGGGGAAACGAATAATGTCAGAACTATTCGAATCAAAATGGGGCGAAACTAAAGCCGCATTAACAGAAGGTTTAGAAGGCAACAAGAAAAAGACTATGGATGTAGTCTTAGAGAACACTAAGAAGTACTTGGCTGAGCAGGCAACTGCTGGTGCCACTTCTGCAGGTAACGTTGCTACTCTAAACAGGGTTATCCTACCAGTAATCAGAAGGGTTATGCCAACTGTGATCGCTAACGAGATCGTAGGTGTACAACCAATGTCTGGTCCTGTAGGACAAATCCACACATTAAGAATAAGATATGCAGACACAGTTGCTTCAAACACAACTGCTGGTGAAGAAGCATTATCTCCGTTCAAAATTGCGAAAGCATACTCTGGTAACCAGAACAACACAACTCCTAAAGCGGCTTCTACAGCATCTTTAGAAGGTACTCCTGGTAAGAGATTATCGATCCAAATCTTGAAACAACCGGTTGAAGCGAAATCTAGAAAATTAAGTGCTAGATGGACTTTCGAAGCGGCTCAAGATGCTCAAGCACAGCAAGGTATCGATGTAGAAGCAGAAATCATGGCGGCATTAGCTCAAGAGATTACTGCTGAGATCGACCAAGAGATCATTGGTTCATTAAGAACATTAGCCGGTTCGGCTTCTGAGTCTTTTGACCAATCTGCTGTATCTGGTACAGCAACATTCGTTGGTGATGAACACGCGGCTTTGGCTGTGTTAATCAACAGAGTTGCTAACCAAATCGCAACAAGAACAAGAAGAGGCGCTGGAAACTACGCTGTAGTATCTCCAACTGCTTTAACTATTCTTCAATCTGCTACAACTTCAGCATTTGCTAGATCAACTGAAGGTACTTTCGAAGCACCTACTAACACAAAATTTGTTGGTACGTTAAACGCTTCTATGAGAGTATACGTTGACGCATATGCTTCAGACAACACAAGCGTACTAGTTGGTTACAAAGGTGCTAGTGAGGCAGACGCTCCGGCGTTCTACTGCCCTTACATTCCTTTAATGTCATCAGGCGTTGTGTTAGATCCATCTACTTTCGAACCAGTAGTAGGCTTCTTAACAAGATACGGATACGTAGAGTTAACAAACACTGCGTCTTCACTTGGTAACGCGGCTGACTACGTTGGATTAGTAGGTGTTAACAGCACAAACTTAAAATTCAAGTAATCATTACTTCAATTTTCAGAAAGGGCGGCTTCGGTCGCCCTTTTTTTTGACTTCTTTTCCGCTATAATATAAAATAACAGTATGGAATACTGTTTTCATCACATACCAAAGACGGCTGGATCTTCACTGCAACTTAGATTGGCACACAGAGAACACGCAGGCCAACTGCCAAAAGGTAGCACCATGGTGGTGTATCCTCTATTCGGCGACATGAGATTTTACAGGGTGTCTGAGGATTCCGGATTTGATCCCAACCAACCGATCAAAGAGGCATTTTTAAGAACACACAAACAGCCAAGGACAGAAGGCAATGCCTCTATCGTGTGCGGACATTACACCAC